CGAAATGCCTTAACCTCGTTACCTGCATACTCACCAGTCTTCAGCGACAATTTGATGCCAAGGTTACCGCCAATCAGTTGGTCGGTGTCGGATACCTTAGCCAAGCCAATGGCTCGCATGATCTCTCCAAGCTGCTGGCGTCCGATCTCCTCGGCCTTGGTGCTTGCGTTCTTGATGTTGAGGTTACCAAATACAACCCGCCCTTGATGGCTGGGGCCAGTGATGGTGTACTTGACCGCAATAAACTTGCCATCGCCTGCTTTGGTGGACTTGATCTCAGCACCAGTAATAGTGGCGTTGTACCAGCCCTCGGGCAGGGGTTCAAAGTTGTTATTACCAACGGGCAGCGTGTCAACGCTAAATTCTTCGTCTAAAAAAGCCATGATTTAATCCTAAAAAATGTAATTTGTTAATTCCAACCACCGGCAACGCTAGTGCCAGTGCCATTGCCGTCACCATAGCCAAGACCAGTGCCAGCACCATAGCCAGAGCCAGTTCCAAAGCCACTGCCAGAGCCAGCACCAGAGCCAGTGCCAATTCCCCACCCACCGCCAGCGCCACAGCCATCGCCATAGCCATAGCCATAGCCGGAGCCATCGCCAGTGCCATCGCCAGCACCATAGCCTGATCCATCAATAAATTGTTCAGCCATTAATTGATTCCTTTGCGGCGTCAGAGCAAACAATAAGTTCGCATACACCAGTTAAAAAAATCAAAGGGTTCATTGTGTCAATTTTGCTATCTGATTTAAGGCCGTTTTGCGCCACTCCAGAAAGAGCAATTCCGTCCTTTGCTTTCCATGACCACAAACGTCGAGAGTCTTTAAGAATGACATTCTCGCCATCTGCGCTCACAACTTCTCCGGCGTGTACACCAGCAATATGACAACGAGCTATAACGTATTTTCCGCAAAATGGATGCGGCGTTGTAATTGCAGGAATATTGTCAATATTCATATTAATCCTTAGTGATTGTAAAAGTAGGGCGTCCAGGGGTGGACGTGATAGCACCAAGCAAAGGCCCAGTCACGGCGTCAGCAGCCGCATTCCATGCCTTCGCATTGATCTCGGGCTTCCAGCGGAAAAGGCTGGAAAGGTGTTCAGAGATACCGGCTTCAGCAGCCAGCACTTGCAATTTGTCGGCGTCAATCTTCTTGTTGATGCGGCCTTCCATGCGGATGGTGAAGCCGTTTTCCTCAACTTTGACCGTGCCATCCAAGTCTTTGGGAATGCCAAAGTGAATAGCCATCTGATCTTCAATGTCACGGCGCTCGGCCACTGCAAGGGTTTCCATCTTTTTGGCTTCTAGCCAGCGTTGGTATAGGCTCATGCTGTCACCTCAAATTCTGCGTTAAGTGATGCCATCACTCGGTTAAGTACAACCCTACCGTGTACGCAATCCAGCTTGCGTTCAAACTGACCAGCGTTCAGATGGACCTCATCCACAATGCCGTACAGGGTAATAAAGGCATTCTGAATGGCAATCAGATCGGTAAGGCTGATAACAGGCTTCATGCTGCACCGCCAATCTTGGCAATGATCTCGCCCAAGTCAGGGGCTTCCCATGCGCTCAACTTGCCGCTGCGGTCTTTGGCAAGCCACAGGCCGTCAGAGTCGCACATCAGGGCGCGTTGGGTGTTGCCCTCGGCGTCTTTCTCAACCCGTAGTGCTAACACCTCGTCGAAAAAGTAGGGCAGCGCTTGGCCGGTTTTGTTACCTGGCATTGAAGGGCTGTACAGAACCCGTCCCATCTCGTCTTGGGTCTTTTCCAGTTTGGCGGTCATCAGAACGTGGCGACCTGGAATGTCGCGGAATGCCCGAATAATGTCAGCCATCTGTTCTTGCATAGCGCCATAGGCAGCGCGTGGGTCTTTGTTGACCTTCTTTTCATGATTCAGGCAAACTTCGGCGATCTCAGAAATCGAATCAAGGGCTACGCTCTTGTAATCAGACTCCAAAACCCATGAGTAGGCTTCCCGCAAATCATCCATACTTGTAATTTCCAAGTAAGGAAGGTCAGCGTCTTGAATGGACAATAATCCACCCTCGGCAGACAATACAACGGGGCTTGGCAACGTCTTGATCAGACTTGTCTTACCCGCACCAGCCTGTCCGTAGACAAGCAATTTGACACCGTTGGCACTGAGGCCGCTAGTGCGTTTTAACGAAATAGCCATGTGGCTCTCCTTCTGTTTGCGCTTCCGTCTGGACTCAGTTCGAAGCGTGGCTAGATCATAGCATAAGTCTGTGATACAGTGTCAACAACTTTTTAACAACAAGGCAAAAATAAATGTCAGACCTCGCAAGTATCTTCGGTGGCCCTTGGTCGCCGCCAGTGCAACAAGCCCCCACCGCACCAGAGGATCAGCTAAAAGACGCCATGCTTGGCGCAGGTCTCAAGCCACCAGACACCATACATTTAGACGGTAAATTGCACCGATTTAATTCAGGCACCAAGGGTGAAAAAGGGCACGACAAGCCTGGCTGGTACATAGCCTTTAATGATGGCGTACCGGCAGGGCGTTTTGGATGTTGGCGCTCTGGTGTTGAGTTGACTTGGAAGGCAGAGATTGGGCGCAGCCTGACGGTAGCCGAAGAAATGGCGCAGTCTCGCAGACTGTCAGAGGCCAAGGCCCAGCGCGACGCAGAGCAGGCCAAGACCCGCGAAGTAGCGGCGCAGACAGTAGAGATCATCTGGTCAGAAGGCAGCGCAGCAAGCCCAGAACACCCCTATTTGTCTACGAAAAAGATTGCACCGCACGGCGCACGAGTAACAGGCGATGGACGTTTGATGGTGCCCCTGTACAACGAAGACGGGGAACTCTCCAGCATCCAATACATTGCCGGTGACGGCGATAAGAAGTACCACCCAGGTGGCAAGACTGGCTCTATGTTTTGGCTGCTTGGCAGCATGGATGACGCCGATACGCTCTACATTGCCGAGGGCTTTGCAACAGCGGCCACCATTGCAGAAGTGACCGGCAAACCCTGCGCCGTGGCCTACAGCGCCAGCAATCTGGTGCCTGTGACAGGCATCCTTAAAGAATCACACCCCACGCTTGACATTTGCATCGTTGCCGACAATGACGCCAGTGGCGTAGGACAACGCTACGCAGAGCAAGCCAGTGCAAAGTATGGTGTCCGTATGACAATGCCGCCGGTCTTAGGGGACGCTAATGACTACGTTCAAGAAGGGCACGACTTGGCGCTTCTTTTAAAGCCAATAGCGACCACAGACTACCTTATTCATGCCGACGGGTTTTCAGAGCAGCCAGCGCCCATCTCGTGGCTTGTAAAGCATTGGATACAAGATCAAGCCTTAGTGATGGTGCATGGCCCTAGCGGTGGTGGCAAGACCTTTGTCACGCTTGACTGGATGCTGCACATTGCTAGTGGTAAGCCAACATGGTTTGGTCACAAGGTCAGACCCGGCAACATGGTGTATTTGGCCGGTGAAGGACACCACGGTTTGCGAAGCAGGATAGCGGCGTGGAAGCACCACAACAGCGTCACCAGCCTCAATATGTGGGTAAGCAAGTCAGGACTTGACCTTAATACACCAGAGGGCTACTTGAAGGTTTTGGAGGCGGTCAGGACATTAAAGATCAAGCCAAGCGTGATCACGGTAGACACCTTGCACCGTTTTATGGCCGGTGATGAGAACAGCGCACAGGACGCCAAGACCATGCTAGATGCCTGCGCGGCACTAATGCAGGAGTTTGGCTGCACCGTCATTTTGGTTCACCATACCGGCGTGTCAGATGAGGCCCAGCACCGTGCCCGAGGCTCTAGCGCATGGCGTGGCGCATTGGACATCGAGATCAGCATTGTCCCAAGCAAGCCTGGCAAGCCAATGGAGATCATCCAGCGCAAAAGCAAAGATGCTGAGATGTCGCAAACCGTGTACGTTGAACTTGAGTCGGTGGCAATACCTGGTTGGCTTGATGAGGATGGAGAACAAGTCACCAGCGCAGTGCTAATTAAAGGCGAAGCACCAGAGGGTAAGAGCAAGGGCGACTCGCTTGGTTTTGCATCGTTTGAGCGTGCATGGTTTGCCACTGGTGCCGAAGATCGAGGCGGCGCACCGTACCTTACCCGCAGCGCGTTCTTTGACTGGGCATTGGTAAATGGACTGAAAAACAAGGAATACACCAAAGACAGTTTGAGAGCGCAAATTCCAGCTGACAAAAACAATGGCAAGTACATCAAGCCATTGACCGAGGCAGGGCTGATTCAAGTGTATGAGAACGGCTGGATCGTGATTGACGCAGGCCAAGCATCAGGAATGATGCTAAAGAAAAATTCCAATTAACAAAAAAACTGTGATAAACTTTAGAACATGACCCCAAAGTCCTTTGATCTAAAAACGTGCAAGAGCCTAGTAAGCGATGACTTGGTTCGCATTCTTGAGGCTGACGCCAAGGAAGCCGCTGAGTCTTTTAGGAATCGTTCTGCGATTTGGCGCGATGTTCCAACGGATGGTTTGATTAAAGAAGCAAAAACGTATTGGGAAACGATTGAGCATACAGCGCAACTTACCATTTGGTTTGCAGCGCATCAACAAAGAAAGAGCAAATTAGATCGAATGCCAGATAGTAATTATTTTTTATGAATCGACTTACACAACTCAAAGCCAAGCTAAGAACCGCGCAAGCGGAACTGGCTATTCGCACTCGGACGCAAAACAGCGCATCTCGGGCCTATAACAAAGTAACCGCAAGGATTGCTGAACTGGAGGCAAAGATAAATGCTTACGAAAAAAAGGTGTGATGAATTATTTGAATATCGAGATGGTTTTCTTTATAGAAAACAAAAAACACACGGCGCATTAATTGGTGAAATTGCTGGGAACCAACGTAAAGATAAATATTTTCATGTTCGCGTTGATGGTAAAAGACAGTTATGGCACAGAATTATTTTTGTTATGCACTTTGGTTGGGAACCTGAAACTGTTGACCACATTGATGGCAACCCAAGCAACAACAAAATAGAAAATTTGCGAGCCGCAACTAGATCACAAAATCAACACAATCGTCGTCAAAACAAAAATTGTTCTTCTGGGATTAAAGGTGTTTCTCTTGTTTCAAATGGTTTGTGGTGTGCTCGATTAAATGTAAAAAGACAAACTGTGTTTAAACAATTTTTTGATGATTTTGAACTGGCTCAGTTTGCTATTGAAGAAGCAAGATGCAAATATCATGGCAATTTTGCCAAGCACATTTAAGGAGAAACAAAATTGCTGACTTGGCGCAAATTTCAGAGTGAACTGCCTAATTACAGCGAGACTGACTTGTTGGTTTTGTTGCAAGAAGAACGCGCAAAGCATAGGCGCGTATCCATGCTAGAGCGTATCCACCAACGCTACTGCACCCTCAGAACCAATCGGGAACGGTTGGAAATTTTGAAAGAAGGAAACAAACCGTGAATGCAAG